ATGCGCGACTTCCAGTGGGGATTTGTTGAACGCCCTGACGGGACCAAGATGCACCGTGCTGTTTACCTACAACAATCTCGCCGCCCCAAGCCGCTAAGTCTTAAGGAGCAGGCACTGGCAATACTGGACGACTGTTCTGACTGCCTTGACGGTTCCCACGAAAACATCATCCGCCGCGCACTGGAGGAATTGCCAAATGACTGACCTTTCCCCCGCCGCGCAATTAGTTTGGGATGCTTTTTGCGAAGCACCGATATGCGGAGAGGTTAAGCTTGCCTTTGCCCTTCGCGCTATTGCTGAAAACTGTGTGCCAGACGACAGTGAAGGGCATTGGATTTATATCCCACATGTCTTGGCTATTGCCGATGAGCTTGAAGCTCAGCAGTAGTCCCGCACACTAGTCACGCGACTAAACTTTCACCCGACGTGCAGGCAATTTATGTTGCGTTTCAGCGTGGGAAGTTTGCGTAAAAACGCTAACATGTAAGTAAAATAAAGAGTTTTTTCATATGGCGTCACAAGACTACTTTCCTTATTACGTTAAAAATACATATAATTCTTTAAATCCCACTGTATACCCTAGAATTTCTGAACCTTATGAAAGAGGTGACCTAGGACCAAGCTTTGGTGCATTTGATGAAGCAACAAACGAATACAAATTTACACCGGAAGGGGAACTGTACAAAAATTATTTTAAAGGGGAAACGGGGCGTGATCTTGTTGTAAAACCTTTTTTTTCGGGGATTCCTGAAGGAGCAGCTGGATATTTTAAATCTAAAGGACCAGGAGGTTCAACTGATCCAAAGGAACGTATTATTTATATAAATAAAGAAGAAGAGGGGAATCCTTTTATAATCGCACATGAAGGAGCTCATGCAGGAGATCCTAATTTAGCTAGCCCAAGAGAACAATATTCTCCTGAATCAAGAGATCCTGTAGGTTTTTTAAGAAATTATATAAATAATGAATTTAATAGTCGCCCTACTATGATTGCCGAAACCGAAGCACAGAGAGGAGCTGTGGAGCAACTTCAGGGTATAGGAGTCCCTACTGGAGCGGATCAAGGTGACCCGTGGTTCAAAGGTTATCCGGCTAGTTTTATAGATAAAGGCTTAACTAGAGCTAAACAAATTTTTACTGCACCTATAATACCTGACGTTTTAGGACAGGTAGCCTACGAATACTTTGCAAAAAATAAAAAAATACCTACTTCTTTTGTTCCTGATGAGCCAACCTATCCCGTCTACCGTGAGTTTGAATTTAGTCCGAGACTTGCACAAAACCTCTTAGATCTATCCTTAAACTCCGCTTATAGGGATGAAGAACAACGAATTCGCGATAATACTAAACAATATATAGACTCTCGTTTAGGTTATTAGTTAAAATCACATTTTGTTGTTAACGGATTGATGCTTTGTGACCCACAATATTGCTAGGTGCTAATCCGTGACCCACAAAACCGATAAGTCAACGCCACTAATCACCTTCGTTACTATGTCTGATACCAAAGCCTTGGAAGAATACTGCGAAGCCAGCTTGGATCTAAGCAACCAAGATGATGTTGGCGATTACCAATCCTTTGACACCGTAGAAGAATTGCTTGAGGATCTCCACGACGAGTAGTCCGGTCAACTTCTAGTTTGTTTCAACTTTTAGGGTGTGCGATAAACTAAGGCTTATTATCCCAAACCATGACTAACTCTGCTTCAGTAGCAACTATTCTTACAGTTTCTATCCATCGAAAAGATACGAACCCTGTCCATGGCCGTGGGGTTTTACAAATTTCTATTGACGACGAAGGTGCAGGAGGTTTTGTAAAGATTTGTGAACTAGGCGATGATCTAGAACATTACATAAGCATTGACGCTGATGAACTAGATTTGGTTTTCCAGGAAGCCAAAAAGCTTCTTGCTCAGAAAACACTGTGTCCTTTTAAAGATTAGGCACTATTTCCCAAATTATGAAGCCAAAATTTCTTGTCATATTGGATCAAGCAATTAATGAGGGCGTGCTTCGTGGGTACAGAAGGGCACTTAAACATGACGAAAATCCGAGTGAAGAACGTATATGTGAGACTATTGAAGAATGTGTGTTAGGTTCTCTCTATGAGTATTTTGATTTTGACGAATAGGAGTGGTTTGTATAGAAACGTCCAAAGTTTTGATTATATTTATTGCTAAAATATAGTTAACCGACTCATTTTTGTGAGCGAACGGGATCTGCTTTTTAACTTATCCTGTCTTCAAAAAAAATCTGCCCGCAAAACTTTTAGAAAACAGATCCTTGATGAGTGGGGATGTTGTGCTTATTGCGGCAAACTAAATCCCGCAACACTAGACCATGTTATTCCTCGCTCTCAGGGAGGGCCAACAACAAGAAACAACCTCATTGCTGCCTGTGGCGATTGCAATATTCTTAAAGGATCTGAAAATTGGTATCTCTGGTTTAGATCCCAAGAATTTTGGACAGAAGAAAAAGAGGATCAAATTTTACGCTGGCTTTACTGGCGTGAAATTGATCCTTTTGAGACGCCTCCTGATTGGGCTTTAGCCGTTACTTCTTAACTAATTTAGTAACAATACCAGCTAGTAATTCGATTGCCTTATACACTTTTCCATAGACTGCATCGTCTTTTGGTGTGGGCGTAAGGTTGACGATAGCCAAAGCGAGAACATGAACTGCCGCAGCAACTCCGACGAGTTCAGTCCAATTTTGCGTGAGGTGGTTTAGCATTTTTTTAGAGAAGTCTATTAAAATTATAGACGAACTTGTTTAAGCAAGTTTCTAGATGTGAGTTTGACTAATGGCCGAAGTCGCACAAAAACGAGACCCTGAAAAATGGGCTCGAGCAAAGGCTAAAGCTCGTAAACGTATGGGTGGTCATAGTGCTCGCGCTATGCAGTTAGCCACGAAGTACTATAAAGATATGGGCGGCGGCTACGTTGGCAAGAAGTCTTCAGAAAATAGGCTGAAGAAATGGTCCAAGGAAGACTGGCAGACTAAGTCTGAATACGAGAAAAAAGATAATTAAATAGTACTACACTTCTATGACGCACTTAACTCATGGCTGATTTAGCTCGCGAACAAGGTCGAACTGAACGTTATCTGCCTAAAGCAGCGTGGGCATCTATGTCACCTGAAGAGCGACGTGCAACAGATGAAAAAAAGAAAGCTGCCGCGCGTGGTAAACCAGTCAACACTCACATAGAGAATACTGAAGCTGCTAAAAGAGCAAGTGCTAAGGCTCGGGCTTATCGAGCGTCCAAGGCGAAGTAATTCGTAGTTCACCACCTAGTAGTTCTTGAGCACGTGATCCGTCTGGTGGTGCCTCACTAAATACAGCTGCACTATTTTGTTTATCTTCCTGCTCCCAAGAAGTGTTTATTTTTTTTATTTGTATATCAAGCTCTTCCATGACTATCAAAGTTCTAAATTCTGTCCAGTCGTCCTGGCAATTAGCCTTAACTAGTTGTAAAAATTTATTATTCTTTAACTTTGAAAAAAATCGTTCAATAAAAATAATTAACTCGTAAATTAGAGCGTTTGTTCGGTTGTAACTGTTTGGAGCGTTCATGGATTATAATGTAAGTAAATAGGTGGAGTTTTTAAAATGGCTGAAGTAACGTTTAACCGAGAACTTGGTGCTGCACCTGAGGGTATCAGCCGATTTGGTCAGATTCGCACTAGTAATGGATCTAATGTAACTATAAACAGTTTTAGATCCTTTGCAGGCGATGGAGCGTTTCCACTCGCTGATGTCTTTGAAATTACTTTTGGAACTACTGGAACTGCGACTGTAACTTTGACTGCTGAAGCATTTGCTGTTCGAGGTGTGCGAGTTTTTAAATCAGATGGAACTTTAGCTGGTGAGGCGGAGGCTCCTAAGTTAACCCGCCGAATTGATTCGAGTTTTACTTATTCCGTGACTAACAATGACACTGCTACTGTGTACGTAGATCGTAGTGCTCGTAGTTCTACTGAGTACAGAGTCACAATTACTGCTGTTTAAATTTGTGTATTCTTAATCATGCGAATATCTGAAAACGGTCTGAACTTCATAAAAGAATTTGAGGGTCTCGAACTCACAGCTTATAAAGACATTGCAGGAGTATTAACAATTGGTTACGGGCATACAGGCAGTGACGTAACCACAGGGCTGACCATAACTAAGGAACAAGCGTACGCACTCTTAGCCCAAGACACAAATAGTTCTCAGCAATGTGTGAGTTCTTTTGTCAGCGTTAAAATTAATCAGAATGAGTATGACGCTCTTGTTTCGTTTGTTTTTAACATCGGAACAACAGCGTTTATAAACTCAACACTATTAAAACTTTTAAATGAAGGAGAAAGTAAAGTAATTGTTGCTGCTGAATTTTTAAGGTGGGTAAAAGCTGGTAGTGATGAGGACGTACCAGGTTTAGTGAGGCGCCGTGGGGCGGAACGCAAATTATTCCTAGAAAAAACTAAGCATCCACTCTTGTCAAAATCAATTTTAGCAAAACAAAACACTTGGCTAAAGCGTAAGCCTATTGGTAGTGACGAGTTAACGGCTGAACAAAAACTGTACGTACCCAAGGATTCCGCGTGGCAATGGACTGAGCTTCGTACATATGCAGGAGAACTTCACCAAAGAGTATTCCTAACCACAGAAGCCGACAGCGAGTGGTGGATTTATCCAGATCATTGGAAAATAATTAATGATGCTGAACCTGCCCCAGTTAAACAACCGAATAAAGAGATTAATTTAAACGTACCTTATTACTCACAACGTGATAACTATAAAGATCCTATGCGAACTTGCTACTCCAGTAGCTGTGCGATGATGTTAAGCGGTATTGACCCTGAGGCTATTGCAATAGACGATGAGTACATAAAAGTTGTATATAGCTACGGGGATACGACAGAACCTTCCTCTCAGATTAAAGCTCTTAAAGATTTTGGTGTTACTGCGTCGTTTGTTCAAATCGGTACTTGGAGTGATATCGAATCTCTACTGAGTAAAAATATTCCTGTGCCTATTGGTATTCTCCACAAAGGTCCTGTCACAGCGCCAACCGGCGGTGGCCATTGGATTTGTTGTAAAGGAATTACAGCCGACAGAAAAAATATTATCGTGCACGATCCGTTTGGTGATTTAGATCTTGTAGGAGGAACTTATATCTCTACAAATGGTAAAGATAAACTTTATTCCAAGAAGAATTTAGGCCCTCGGTGGATGGTTACAGGTGACAAAAGTGGCTGGTTTATCAAAGGGACTAGATAATGGCAAGAGATTATGCGAAAGAATATCGCGAACATGGCGGCACTGAGAAGCAAAAGAAACGTCGTGCAGCTCGAAATAAAGCGAGAAAGTATATGGAAAAAAATGGGCGGGTACATAAAGGTGATGGTAAGGAAGTAGACCACAAAAATTTCAATCCGACGGATAACAGTCCAAGCAATCTCCGGGTAGTTTCACAAAAAACTAATCGTGAGAAGCAACCAAAACGGAGTTAGACTACAAAAATGGAAAAGCATACTTTTGTTCAGCGACCTGGCGGCCTCGGCCCAATGGCTGATCGTGTGAAACCAATAGGCTCTCCGACTACTGGAAAACCTTCGATGTATGCAAATACATTTGAAGCAATTGAAGCTAGACGTGCATCTACAGTAGATGACATCAATAGAATCTATGCGCAGTACAAACGCGACCGTGGTGAGTATGCACGTGAACCGATAGGCCCAATTGGGTATGGGGAAGGTAATATGCTTGAGAGTTCTCAGTTAACTGGACCAGCCGGATATAACCATAAAGATTCGTTGCAGCTACCTATGAGGCCTATGGATATGAACCGGGCACAGTATCTCGTTGACACACAAAATTCAATGAGTCCCGATATGCGAGCTCAGCTACAAATTATGACGGCGTCTCCTGAGCAAACATTCTTAAAAGCTTCTGACATGACGTACGCTGCGTACCCACAGACGTATCGTATGCCAAATTCATTACCCTTACAACTACCACAGAAAGCAGTCTCGGCCAAGAAATAATGATGACTAACGGCGGTGAACCTGTTCGGATGGCAGGAATGAGACTAGGTCTTGGTCCTGCGGACATTGTGAAGTTAGTCTCAAATCCTTCCGAGATTACTGCTAGGGTGCGATATCAGCAAGCATTCCCCCGTAGCTAGTGAAGCTTCATTCGGCCAATCTTAATTGGATCACTCCTGAATGTGAGAAAACAATTGCTCGACACGCAAGAGTATCTACTAAAGACCCAGATCGTGAGGAGTTTGTCAAACTTTTAAGCTTTTGTGTGCGTCACGGGCACTGGAGTGTATTCGAACAAGCGTCGGCTTCTTTTGAGGTTCTGACGACTCGTGCTATCTCTCCTCAAATATTAAGACATCGAAGTTTTGCCTTTCAAGAATTATCTCAAAGATATTCTGACCCGAGTGAAGTCCTCGTGGGCGATGGAAATGAGTTTGAATTTCAGTTAAGACTTCAAACACCAAATAATAGGCAGAGTAGTGCGGATGAAGTCTCTCCCGAAGTAAGAGATTATTTCTGGAATAAACTTAAATCTATCGACAGTGAGTTAAAACATTTATATCACGAGATGTTAGACCATGGAATCGCAAAAGAATGTGCTCGAAATGTACTACCTGAATACACGACAACCCGTCTCCACATAAGCGGTACGATTAGAAGCTTCATACACTATGTAGGTCTCAGAGGTAAAGAGAATACTCAGCTAGAGCATCGCAGTATCGCCCGCAGTATCGGAGCCGTACTTAAAAAAGAACTACCAATTGTGTGTACAGCTCTAAAAACTGTTGAAGACTCTAGCTTAGCTGGCTGGGAGTTTAACTAATTTTTATCTAGTCCAGGGATCGATCCTTGACCCTGGTTCTGCTATTGGTTCTGCTTGCCTCAGTGCATTCGCAGTTGATTGCTGAGCTTGTTGAGCTTGCATAAGACTCACAACTTGCTTATACTTCTCCAACTCAAGTGTCAGTGCTTGGTTCTGTGCTTGCACCCAGTTCTGTGCATTAGTTGTTAGTTCTTCCAGAGTGCTCTTTGTATGAGGGAACGCGAAAACGACGTGGCCTTTGTCTTTAGCTGCTATTGTTGTTCCCCCAGTGTTTTCAGCTAAAGCTTTAAGAAAGGAATAGGCTCGTTCAGGTTCTATGTTTGTTAAGTACGAAAGTTGAAAGGGGTCGACTAAACCACCGTTCATCTCATATAAAGCTGTAAATGTTGAAGTTACTTTAAGTGACATATCATTTTCAGCTCGGGTAGCTCGTGTACGCTCTCGCATAACACTGACACCTCCTAGTAAACCACCACCGAAAGCGAGTGCCACACCAAGATTAGCTGGTGCTGTGACTGCAGTTAAAGCACCAATCCCTAAAGCTCCGACTATTACTAATGTGAAATTAAAGTTTTGGCGGCGTGTCATGTTTTTGAAAAGCAAGGTTCCAGATGGAAGTGGTTGGATCTTGAGCAAACTCAACCGGGGAGGGCAGTCGATCAGGCCCTGTTGAAGCCCGGTCGGATTTTAGATCATAACCCTTTAAACGCAAGCCCTTCATTGATGGTATTCCATCTTTTAACGTGAGCTCTATGCCCTCAAGCTTAAGAATATTGATTAATGCTTCCCGAGTTCGTTCTATAAACCTGTGCTTAGCTGCTGGCTTGTAGCCACAAGCTCTACAAAAGTTCGCATAGCTAGGATAGAGAGCACCGTATGAGTTTGAGACGTACATACCTTTCTCAGACTCGTCTACTGAAGGTTTTCTAGCTCCCTGACCAACCGGTGTGGTTGTGTTAGGAGCGTACAAACAACAGTCATTTAGCCAGGACACAAACTGATTGTTAAACAAAAGAGCATCGATGTTTGTTTTGTTTAGTGAAGGTACGTGTTTAGTCGGATTGGCTAGAACGTCTTTCATCTGATCGTAAGGAAGGGATAGAGCCCAGGTCACAATGCCGCTCATTTCTGGTTCAAACGTACCCTCAATGCGATCATCGTGAACGCTTATCAATTCTTTTCTAGAGCTAGGAGGAACCACTTTGTCCATCAGTATCGTTAACCGTCTTCTTTCAAGACCACTGCTCGAGTCATTAGATGTGATGTGTTCGTTACTAGCAATGCAAACTAGACACTCAGGTTTAAAGCTAATTATTTCTTTACCGTATTTACGTTCGGCACGTAGTGTATCCGAAGCTGAAGTAAGTTTTTTAAGTATGTCCATACGCTTGTTGTAGTTGCTTTCATCTGTGAGCAGCAGCAATCTTTTACTGATCAAGTTGTACGTTTCAAATTTATTGGTTTCAATAATCTCAAGGCTTGAAGTGTGAGTGCCGTGAAAACCCGCTAGAGCCACCATGATCTGCTGCATGGTCGACTTACCCGTGCCGCCTGGACCCACTAGGTGCAAGAAGCGTTCTCCTGCTGTATATCCGGTAAGTATCGCTCTAGCAAAAGCTTGTATTAGAAGCTCTTGACCTGCGTTTAGTGAGCTCTGTAACCAAGCTTTAAACTGTGGACATTGAGCTTTGCCGTTATAGGCGTACTGCAATTTGTGCCTTAGGAATAAATTTTTGTGCTTACCCTCAAGAAACTCGAATGTCCGAGTATCAAGCACTCCGTTTTGGAAAGCGATAAGACCTCTAGATTTACTCCATATACTTTTCCGGCCACCGTCATCGGAACGTAATAGCTTTGCTTTTAAAATTAAGTAGACACTATTTATAGTCGCCGAAGTGTACTTAGGTAGTACACCTGCAAGTACAAACGAATCTAGAGCTTTTACAATCCGGCGCTTGATGTGCTGCTCGTCTTGTTGATACCACAGGTCGTAATCAAAGTCGTAGTGGTAAAACTGGTCAAGGCTACTGTCGTATAAAAAATCGTCGCCTTGATTCGTAACAATGATATCCGCAACATCATTCTCTGAGAACTGCCTGTTCTGACTGTTGCCTGCATTCTGTAGGTTGATTAACTGCGTGGGTGTAGAGGGAACGTTCATTTGCTTTTGTTGTGTGTTTGTTGTGAGCTCTGCTGTGTCTTTTGAGTCAATTGGCGCTTCTAGCAGGAAAGAAGAAAAATCGAGCACAGCGTTTACTTGTGCTTTCTTTAACTGTTTAAGTTGTTCTTGAACGATTGGTGTGACTGTTTGTTCATAGATTTTTGGATTGTTATTCTTAATTTTTTTCCAAACGGCTAACGAGCCTAGATCAGAAGCTAAGGCGATAGCTGGTTGGATCGCAGCTGTGTCGCGTATTGAATTTAGAATTCGGTCAAATTTACCGTCCAGGTCGTGAGGGTATGCATAGATATTATAGAACGCTTGGTGAGCTATCGTCAACGGTGATACGCACACAGGTATCTGGTGTGCTTCTAACCAATTGCTCCAACCTATGAGTTCTTTAAAGACGCCAGCCATGGTTGAGCTTCGGTCTTCTACAGCTTCCCCGTCAAGGACAGCACGAACTGTATTGGCTACAAGTTTTTTTAGATCAACCCCTTCTTCGTTGGTGGTAAGTGCATTAAGTATGTCTTCTGCTCTTTTGTCATTTATGTCTTCTTCCTTTGGTAGAGCCAAGTAAATCTTATGGGCTTCGTCTTGTTTGGCCGCTGGAATGAAGTTACTTGACAGTTCAAAAACTTTCTCCCCTTTGCGAGGTCCATAGAAAAGATTAGGTACCGTCGTGGCCCGAATATCTGAGCCAGGAATCTGAGCGTAAATCTTTTGGGTGAAGAACTTATAAAAGCCGGGATCGATTATTGGCTTCTCTAAGCCAAACACCAGTCGGAACCGTGGCCATGTTGGAGTTGTTGACGGTGAGTAATAGGCTAAGGTTAAATATTTTTTACAGATATCTAACTCAAGTGCTTCTTCGAATGTAAGTTCCTGGCGTTGTACTTTATTTCCCTCAGAATCTTTTCGATCTTCTTGATTATCTATGTCGACAATTATCATGCCCGCTCTTATAACACCAGTTGTTTCTGACTGCCTCTTTCCTTCGAGTAGATGCCAAGCGCATAGTCCGTATCCTTGAGCAAGCTCGGCAGCTAACTCAGGTGCCGATAATTCTTTTGCGTCCCAGTTGAGATTAAAAGCTGCAAAATTACCACCTATGGGTATCTTGCCGGTTTTAGGGTGGACGTGCTTAGCGACCTCTTCGTTTACAGAACAGATGAACTTCATGGTGTGTCTTGGATAGCTTAGTCTGATAGCAAAAGGGTTTTAAACCCGAAAGAAACTATGTAAACTTGCGACTTAGTATTTCGCTGATCGGTCATGTAGTGGGAGTCTGCATCTCGTAATATTGCTTCACAACCTCAAACCAACTTTCTTCATCTCTTTCAATTTCTTCGGCGCCAAATGTAAATACCTGCGTACTAAATTCTTTTATTGCTGTAGCCACTATTATCTGAGTTTTGTTTATTTTAATGCCTAGACAACTTTCAGCTGCGGCTTTATAAGCAGCTAGTTGCAGTCTTGTTTTCTTTACTTTAAATACACCAGAAATCAGAGCCTTTCTAGTTTGGTCGCTCATTACTTGGTCTTTCTTTGGAAATTTTGCGGCGTAGGGTCCGTTACTGGTTTTAAAGTCAGCCAAAATTATTTCGGCGTTTTCGTTCATGTAAATCAAATCACAGCAGCCGGCGTAACCATGCCCCGTGGTTGGGTCGTAATAGTGAATTCGCCCAACCCCGTCGTCACCAACATATTTGCTCCACTTAGGTTGGTTAAATGGTTTTTCTGACCATAGTACCCGACCACCGTGCATGAGTTTGTCTACAAGCTCCGGTAAGTCATCCCAGAATAATTTGTACTTTTCTGGGGGAACGACACGCAGACCTTTTAAATAATTTTCAACACTGCTGTGAACCCAGTTACCTCTTTCAGCTGCTTGGTCGGCAACACCAGGGTTCATCAAGTTCCAGTGTACTAATTTTTGACGTGTTTTTTCTGTCTGCGCCGTACTTAAAATCGAGGTTACGGAGGGGAGTGGCTTAGGAACGCCGTTGCAAACGTAGTGCCTTAAGCCATTTAAAGTTACCCGTGTTTGGGTCACGATGTGTATGCCAACTTATACAAGTCTAAAAGGAACTTAGGACTGTATTCTTTTCATTATCACCTTCGTCATCTTCATCGTTATCATCAGCGTCCTCATCATCATCTACAAAGAACTCTTGTTCCTGATATTTGTAGTCTCTATTACGCTGGTCCAAATCACTCATAAGGCAGAGCGCCGCAGAAAAACCGTCAAGGGTAATTGTTGCACAGTCTTCAGCTGGTCGTGCTTCACCTTGGTGGTCGACGCACTCTGTGAGTAATTGTGTGCTGACTAAAACTGTTGCGATCTTCTCAAGCTTGAGAATTTGTTCTTTCTGTAGAGCTACAAGCTGCTCTATTGCTTTTTGCAGTTGGTCACTCATTGGTAGGAGTCCTGGGGCGGAGCCAGCTTACTTCGTAATCGATAACTGTACCTGTAAATCTCTGTTCTTGTTTTTTGAAGAAGAACCACCCTGATGTCACTGAGTCTTTTAGTTGTTTACCGTCCGCACGGAATGCTGGTCTAGGACTTAAAATCTTTAGATTTGCTAAGGATGCTGATTTAAGAAACGTTTCGCGGTTCCGTACAGGTTCAAGGAAAGTAATCCGATCGAGAATGCAAACACCTTGAGACGCAATGTCTAGACCGTATTCAATAATCCATGGAGTGTATTCTTTTAATCCTTGAGTCACAGCGATGACCCAATCGATCTTTCCCCTCTGAGTTTCCCACCAGGCTTTATCTTGTATATTGTTCTCCAGTGTGTTTGTGACAATGTCTGTCAAACCAGACTCTTTTACTTGCTCTAGAAGTTGCCCGTTAAAGTCTGCGGGAAGGAGGATTGTGCCAGAGCATAATTTAGAATCAGCTACAGGACCAAAAATAAATCTTGGCACGTGGTAAAACGCCATAGACCGTCGATAACTTTTTATAGATGAGAAAAAAGCGCCCCCTTGCGAAGGCGCGTCCCCATGTCCTTAAACAGTTTACGCTAGAAATCCAAACCAGCAGCTTTAAGTGCAGCTTTCTGTTCGTCGTTTAGTTCCTTTCCCTTTGAGGGTTTTGAACTAGGAACAGGCTCGGGTGTTTCTTCTTTGGTCTTCTTAGGAGCCTCGGCTGTTGGTGGCAGAGACGCTTGCTGGTGCTCATAGGCACCCTCTAATCTCTTTGGATTTGCTTCCGCAAAGAGAGCTTTAATATCTGCATGGTCTTCTCCCAAAGGTAGTTCGACCAAATTAGAACCGGGGATAGAAGAGCGAAGTGCAGCTGATACCAACTCTCCTCCACTAGTCTCAAGCCACGATGTGACATCGTGAATGAGTTTTTTCTCCTCATCGGTTTCTGTTGGGCGATCTTTGAACTCTAATGCGTTGTAGTTTATTTTCGGACCGTCGGCACCTGTAAAAGAATCCCTTTCGTTAAAGGATTTTTGTACAAACTTTGTAATCGTTATAACTTCACCTACATTTATACGGTTGTTATATAGAGTCTGGAAGTACGTGATAAAGTTTTTTTGGCTCGACTTGCCGCTAATAATACTCGTGCAAACACACCGTGGAGGTAGTAAACGATGGTTAGGGGACACACCGATATAGCTAATTCGAATAAACTCTTCGTGCGACCGCATTCCGAGATTGCCGAAATAGGGCGTAAAACCAAGCAAGATAAACTCAATGGGTATGCCGTTGTCGTTCGTGTCAACAATGGCCGCCTCAGGATCACTGTCGGATTTCCAACGACGAGCCTGAAGATCAATACGTAGTGTGTGTGGCGGGATCTGACAAAGGATTTCATCAGCCGAAAATTTGCCTGCGATAAATACCATGATTAGTTAGAGAGAGAAGTCGAGAGAACCGAGAGCAGAAGGAGACACACGACCCTTTTCAGGATCAGCAGCCCGTGTGGGAGCGGCCTTTTGTGTGCGGGGCAGATAAAGAATTTTATCCACGCCATAGTTTAGAAAAATTCGTTCGTCTTTTTCGGATGTGCTTATCCGTCCAACAGCAATCGTTGGGGTACCTGCGGCTAGATCTGCCAGCTGAGCTGACAGCTCATTCCAACAAGAGATTTTCATCCAATTTGTTTCTTGGTTTTCGTCCTGCCAAGCTAAAGATCGGTTTGTGACGGTATTGTCACCAAGTTGATTTTCTTCGGCTTTTGGTCCCAAACCACCTGTAGCAATAAATAAATTAATCGCCAGTAGATCTTCCCAGTTGTCATTTCTGACAACCAGCATTGGTTGCATCTTAAGCAGACCATCGGGATCGGATTTTGTGGGTCCGATAGCAAGAAAGATTTCTTTTTCTTTTAGTTTACTTAGAAGTTTTCCCACATAATGATCAGATTTTTGACTTAATAATACTTTGGTTGGGATCTTTCTTTCAGTTGAGGGTAAAGCTTCAGCGTTTAATTCACAGGAGCCTTCTCGTTCAATTGATTCGTTTGTGACTCGTAAGCCAAGAAGCAGGATGTTCATTTTTTAAACAAGCGGTAGATCGAAGAGCGGTGGACTTTAAAAACCTTAGCAATCTCCTTTACGGGGACGCCTTGGCTTGCGAAGGCTAGCGCCAATCGCTTATCCGCGCTAGTGAGTTTAGAGGCTTTCATTGTTTTGTAAGTATTGTGGAAGGGATTGACGCAGTTTTTTCGCCTGCATTTTGGGAGAACGTAAAGATCTTTAGGAATGTCTAAGTAGCTTAGTACTAGTGGCCGCACGTAGTATCGCAGACCAAACGAATATATGACAGGCGTATTATTGCAATATGTTTCTTGCCATACAGCACAATCTTTGTGACTGAAGCTGCTGTAAGCAAGGTTTTTAAAGAACTCACTAAGTAAGGTAGATTTTATTTGTTCGTACGTCAGTGTGAAAGCATCCGCTGTGAATGCTCGAGCTATATCTTTAGCTTGCGCACTTGCGTGGTTACTGTCGTTAGCTGTTAAATCAAGCCGTAATTCTTTTTTGTTCTTTTCTATTAGTAAGCAATATTTAATTGTCACTGAAATGCGACTGTCTTAAACTCTCAGTTGATCGTAAAGACCACCACCACCGGGTAGGTTTTGTAACCGTAGTGCTGATTGATTTTTATCTAAGAAATCTTTGATTTCTTTGTCGGCAAATCCTTGTCTCCGAGCATAATCGAGATCCTCTTGACCAAAGAAAGTAGCGTCCTGACCAAACTCGGTGGATATATTTCCTTTTGGACGAAGTTCTTCTCTGTCAGATTCTCTAAAAACTTGCGATTGATAAGGATCTGTGAATTTTGGTTGAGCGCTGACTGATTGAGTAGCTGCAGCAGCCGGTTGGCTTGCTGTCGGGGTGCTTAGTTTCGCACTCAGTTGATCATAAAGACCACCACCACCTTTTACGTTTTGTTCCCGTAGAAGACCTGGGCTGGCGTCTAAAAAGGTTTTAATCTGTTGATCTGTGAACCCTTGTTTCCGAGCTTCGTCCAGATCTTGACCACCAAAATATTTCGGGTCTTGACCATATTGTGTAGATATAGTTTTAGTCGTAGGTTGCGTAAGATTTGCAACTTTTGCGGGGTCAGCCATTCGTACTAAACCATATCCGCTAGCCCCGCTGCCGTATAAACCTGCATTAACGTCCCGCTCAACGTCTGGATTGTTCAATGATTGATTAAGTTTTAAGTTGTCTATTATCCCCTGAGCCACGCTCAATCGTCCTGTGCCAAAAAACTGTTGATTTTTATTAAGATAAGTTTTAACGTCCTCGTCAGAGAACCCTGCGGCTTTGGCTGCTTCTAGATCCCTTGCACCAAATCCTGGGCCTCCTAAATTTCCTGCGGAGAAGAAATCGTAAGTTTTTTTTGCATCGGGAGTGGTCGGTGAGGTCGGTGAGGTTGGAGGGGCAGTGAATGCCTGTTGAGCCTGTGGGGTGAGAGAAAACTCTGTGGTCGTTGTAGGGGTTTTTGGTGTTTTATAAGCTAATACTCCTCCACGGCCTTTTGTTACAGCAGAAGTTTTAAAGCCAGGCGCAAACCCTTCGAATTGTTGATTTCCATCCTCATCCTCAGCAAAAAACGACAACAGATCTAGACCTAGTGCCTGTCCTGCGCCACGTAAATAGTCTTGTGGGGCTTTAAATCTAGATTTGGTCATGCTTTCAGGAACTCTATCTTTAGTAGTATAGTTTAAAAATTAAACTTAATCCGGTGCTTCAAACGTCTTAAAGCCTGCAAATTGTTTTGCGGCACGTAGGTTACCCGTCAGGCGCGGTTCGTTTCGTGAGCTTTCTTGCTCTTCTTGTATCTGCGGTCCTGTCTTTGTCTTTCTTCTGTAAGTCTCGCGTAAGCCTGGGAAGTACTCCAAAAGTTTTGAAGCGTCCGTGGAATCATCGACTGCGACTCCAAAATAATCTCCGGCGTATCTAGTGGCCATAATTAAACTTTTTTTAATTTTACTCGTTTTCTAAGAAAAAACGTCTTAAGTCAAACCCAGGGCCAATTAAATTCTTTAAAACTCTCATATTCAGTTTAGCTTCATCGTGGTCCCGGTATCGCTTAGCTTCGCTTTCAAACTTAGTGTATGTAACAAGTTTCTGACTCTGTTTATCCAGACAAGTCTTTACAAACGTATCACCCTTAGTGATAATCCATACCTCTTGAAATTTTAAAAGTGGCATGTTTTCAGTTTCCCTAAGAGTGTGAAACTTACGAGAACAAACTACTTGGTTTTGAGACTTTTTACTAGTTACTTTTATGGGTTTTGTTATTGTTTGCAGTTTATCTTTATCTTTTAGAGTTTTTTGAAGATTTCGTGCCTTATTTGCTGCCTGAAACGCTGTAGGAAACATTTCTGAAGTCAGCTGAATTTTATTGCTTAACTTTACGCAACCGTAAAAGCCACCTTCACTCCTCAACGTAAACACGAGTTTACTAGGGTTTGCCTCGTGGATAATTGAAGCAGCCCTGAGCAGTTTAGACAAACTTAAAGTTGTTGTCCGATTTTCCATAAAAGCCTTGGTAGTTTTTGTAAAGAGTAACCCAATGTTTATTTGTTGTCCAGTAGAGCAAGACGCATCTGTTCATGTCTTGAAGTCAGCTTTGAACCGTCCCAAATTACGTCTACGTAAATTCGCCTTGCCCCTTTTAAGTTTTGTATTACACCTACGGACGAAACAGTGCCTGAACGTGTGGCGCTCAGTATACGCAAAACTTGATTCTTAGATGCAGTCGAAATAGCTGGTCCTACACACAGTTGCCTCATCCTATTTATCTCTGTAACCCTGTCGCCTTCTTTAAATTTGAAATTTAACTCGCGAGGTGTACTCATTTCTCTGCCCATGTGTCTGCGATCGAAGCGTCAGCTTTTGAAGGAACAATTTTCAAGATAGTCTCGGCTGCGAGTTTCATTGAGTTTTCAAGGATTTCTTTATATTGGATGGCTTTGCTCTCCTTAACCTCGAGCACAATCTCATCGTGCACACAGGCTACTAGTGCCGCATCTTCGTTTAGATACTTTCCTAATTCAGCTAACGAAAGTTTGAGTATATCCGCCCCAGCACCCTGAATCAGAGTATTTGCGCAAGCAGTCATGATGGCGTCGTCATACGAAAGAAGCCTTCGTCTACCTAATGGAGTGCGTACATAACACCAACCATCGGCTACCATGGCTGATCGCTCTCGGTGCCATTCACGCAAGCGTGGATAAGCTGTGTGAAAAGCTGTATGAGCGACTTTTGCGTCTGATAACGATATTACTTTCCCTGACTGCGCAGCATACGTTTTATATTTTCGATAGCCCATACCATATAACAAAGCGAAATTAAGTGTTTTTCCGTCTTGCCTTTGATGTTTCTTAACGTCTGCAGTAGGTATCCTGTAAATTAAACTTGCTGTAACCGTATGTAAGTCCTGTTCGTTTTTAAAGGCTTCAATCATTTGAGGGATCTTAATTAGCTCTGCGCCTAACCTGAGTTCGATTTGAGAAAAGTCGCAAATGACTAACTTGAAGCCTGGTGTTGCCTTAAAACAACCCCGAAACTCGCTGCTTCTTGGTATCTGCTGCGCATTGATGGCAAATTCTGTCTTATCATTCCCTGCTGTTTCTTTCTTTGAGCCCGACGACGTAAACCGACCGCTATTAGCTCCATACTGATTATACCTGCTATGAATACGGTGAGTTAAAGGATTTATGTTGCCTATAACTTTTTCTATATGTTCTAGTTTAGTTTCTATCTTGACTCGCTTCCTATACATGTTTAAGATTACGTTATCACTGTCAAATTCACTTAAGGCAACCTGCGAGAGCGTGGGCTTATCTGTGACTCCATTAATAGGCAGCTTAATAGCTAAAGCTTCGAAAAGACGTATGCACTGTGTGCCAGAGCCGGGGTTAAATTCTTTCTTTGGTTTCTTTCCGATTAAGAGTACTCCGTCGGGATCTCTCGGAAGTTTTAGATCAGAAGGCAGTGCGCTGTCAAGCGCCTCACAAAATTCTTTAGTTTTATCCTTTAGTTCTTTACTTATACTCAGCTGTAACTCTAGTAAATTTGTAACATCAACATAGAAACCTTTATGGCACATCATCGCCACGGATCGTATACATTTTGATTCCAATGAGTAGATGTCAAGTAAAGATTCGTCGATTAGTTCTTTTAATTGACTAGCCGCCACCTGTGGCAGCAGATCAACGTCTATCGCTGCGTATTCAATTTGTTTTAAGCTAAGATCTGGCACTGTCCAATCTGATCTTTGTTCTTCTTTACTAAGATCAATGTCTAGTCGGCGTAGGACAACCGCTTTTAAACTGCATGAAACGTCTGCAAAATAAGGCTTCTTTGCCTGCGGACTGATTCGTTTTTCTTTAAATCCAGCTCTCAAGCATCTCTCAGCAATGTAAGTATCAAATATTTTGTTTTTGTAATCAATACCTAACTTCAACAAAAATTGAAAATCAAAATTCATAGAGTGAGCCACGAGCATCTCGCAGTTCTCGATTAATTCTTTTAAACCGCTGTGATCTGGTATCTTATATAGATCAAAAACAAAAACAGTCCTGTCATCATTCTCTTCTGTTGAGCAGAGCTGGAGTAGTCTGACGTTCGCTATACGAGCATCTAGTCCTGTTGTTTCTGTATCAAGACAGAGTTTCTTAATGGGTCTCAACTTATCTAAGGCTTGTTCAAACTCAACCTGGGTCGTAATATAAAATAAATTCATAAAAAAAGGGCGCCGTTAAGACGCCCATATAAGTGAGCTAAGGTCTACGCAGTGTACATGTTACGAGCACGGATTCTTTTGCTCCAGCATGTCGCGACAAAGTAGCTTATATCGCCCCAATGGTCAGCAACGGACAACCCAATCCCCGTCAGTTCTACGGCATACACCGTACGGCTGAGAAGATCAGAGTTACCACTCGACTCTCCGTTCTTAGATCCAAACTCTACTGTTTTTTCCATCTTGACCATACCCCAGCTAGCCAGCAACGCTAAGCCATCGCGGAGAGCAATGTACATTGGCGCAGCGTGGTAACACTCGTTTCTTTCAACACCAGCAGACATTGACACAGGGCGGAAGTTACCGTTTTCTTCCTTAATAAAGCCTCGGAAACAATCTGAGTCTGCAGTCACGTCGCCCTTAAAGGCTAGAAAATTGACAGCTTCAACGGCTACTTGCCTGAGTGTTTTCTTCCCGCCATCTCTCAAAGATACGAGGAGCATAGCTGCGCCTAGACCTTTGATATGGTTTATCTTATTCAAGGCAGCGACAGCCTCAGCGGGATCAGTAAAGATCCTGTCGGGGACAATATCCGCAGTCCTTTGAATCTTAGTTGTGCGTTGCTTACGGGGCTTAGTAAGCCCTTCAATAGCGCACTTGGCGGCAAGAGAAGCCAATACTGGATTCTTTTTCTCCACGCTTAAGGAGAAGAGCTTCTTAGCGTCGACGTCTCTCAGATTGATGTGGTCAAGAATGTGTATCGTTATTGCAGGATTGGCTTGAGCAGCCGAAAATAATGCATTGGCTTCACCCGCGTCAAGCGTGGTTTCACCGAGTTTGAAGGAGAGTTTCATGAAAAGAATGAGGACCAAGAGCAGTCAAACACTTGAGAGTTAAAGATGCAACGATTTTACAATAACTTAATGTTTCAATTTTTCCTCCGTTTCTTAATCTTTCCATTTAGAAGGGTCTATGGGGCTCCAATACCGTACTCCGTCTGAGATCATGTAACAGAATTCAAGCTCCAGTTGATCGTTTCTTCTTACCTCCCCTAATCGTGCTTCCTTTTCTATTGTTACTTCAGGATGATTAAAGTCAGCTATCTCAGGCGTAGTGTAGTATTTAATTATGTTCTGAATTACTTGTTGATCAATTTGCCTGTTATTTAATTGATTGTTTTTCATTTGTAGTAACTCAACGAATAGACTTTTGAAACAACTCGACAGAGTCCGGATCATTATCTACGTCCACTAAGAACACTTCGTCGCTAAATCGATGTAGTACGTTTGCTTTTCTTCCTATGCAAAATGTATTCCATTGCATATTCATTTTGTCTTTGAATACTTCTAACCTACGTATGAATAGCTCAGGAATCTCAGACTGACCATCTGTAATCATTAAGACGTCAGTTTTAGGACTTAGCGAAGTTTGATTCAGCACGTGGCTGATTACAGAACTGAAAGAAGTACCACCTTTCGTTGCCCAAGTCATGACAAAATTTAATAAGTTTTCATTAGACTTTCGGTCACCCTTTAGCACAATGCTTTCCTGGATAACCGCATCAAATAAGTGTATTTGAAGTTCTCTTTTTTGCTCTAGACATTCTTCCGCAACGACGCAAGCAATAGCCTTACTCCAAAGCTCTGCTTCGCCTGACATAGAACCGCTAATATCTACGTACATAATTACTGGCCCGTAAGAAATCTCTTTTACTTTTGCTTCATAATCTTTAGTTAATAAAGTTTTTTGTGAGTACTTTAAAGCGAATAACGTCCGCCCTATGTGGTCACCAGCTAATGCAAGTTCTATTGGGAAGATATTCTTTATGTCATCAGAGAACTTAGCGCCCACGATATCACTGTAATTGCTCTGTGTTTGCTTAGCTCGTTTTCTGTTATTCCAAGCTCTTCGTAACCCACCTATTTTATTAACTAACTGCTTTAGTTTTTTGTTATGTCTGAGCAACTTAGCTAGCTTTCGCTTAGCTTCTAAATCATTACTGTGCGCTCCTATACCCTTGTTGGTACCTGCTAGTGTTTCCATATCTTCGTTCAGTTCGCTTGCTTCCTCAAATGTTCTGTCTACAGCTGTAGCTACGGCTGGTTGCATTGATTGCCTAACCTCACTAAATGTTTTTTCTAACTGTTTTCCTAACTCTTTTCCGAGGCGCCTGAGCTCGGCAGCTTTAATTTCATCTCCTTCTTCTCTGGCTTCTAAGAATTTATCTCTTAGGTCTTGCAGTTGCTGATTACCTTCTGTTAGAGCGTGGGCGAATGCTTGATCTTGGTGTGCTTGTTGTTCGATAAGTTCACTAAGTTTATTAATTATATTTACTGAGTTGTTTCCGGCAGTAAACTGATTCCCGCAAGACATAAGCATAATATTTGGCCACATCGGAGCGCTACAGATATCGCTAAACAACCCAAACCAAAAAGCATTCTCTGGTTTGTAACCCGCAGGATAAGGTGAAGCTTGACCGTCTTGTTTTGTTTGAAAATAACTTTCAATGTCGTGCAAATCAACTAGTGGAGTGACAGCTCCACCGTTATAGAGGAAATCAAATAGTTCTTTGCCGAATCTAGATAACTGAGAGATGTTGTAGTACTCAGTTAAGTATCTAACTGTCGGTTGTGCATCTCGTATAAAATCGTCCCAAAGAAAGTCACACAAGGCGGAGACTGATAGGACCAAAGGTTCGACGCTTGTTAGACGAATAAACTCTTGTTCTGTTTTTAAGTTCACGCTGTTAACTCCGAGATAGATTTGGCAATTAGTTGTTTGTGTTGCTCTAAAGTTTGAATTGTTTTTGTAGCGTCTTGCCTAGTAGAAGCAGAGATACGATACTCGCTTGACTCCATAATGGAAGATAGTTTTTGGTCTAGTATTAAAACGTCGTTGTGTGCTTTGCGAAGTTTACTTACTAGTTTATTGAGATCGCTTATTGCTTTACAGTCTTGCGCATTGATGCTATTAAATTCATTTATTAAACCACTCAACGCTCGCTTTATATCAGTGAGCATTCTTTCAGCCGTGGGCACAGCTTGCTGCAGCACTTCTTTAATTACACTGATGTCGTCTACATTTTGATAAATAATGTGCACTAGGGACCTGTGTAAGTGATCAGCGTACACTGTGTCGTCACCTTGTACAATCGCCCAACCTTTTATAAACTTTAGTATCTGAACACGTCGTCTATCGCTGATCGTTATTCCTCTTGACGCGAGTAGATCAAACACCTGAGAAAACTTATCTAAAAATTCGTCGGTTATTTTTATTTCATTTACTGACTCTTGTAATTCTTCTAAATGTTTGTAGGTTAATCCGGACTTAACTACAGGACGCTTCTTTAATCCCAATGCCCATAAATCTAGTAGACGGCGGGATGTAGGTTTCCTTAGAGGTTCTACTGTTGGTCTAAAAAGAAAGCGATCGCAGAATGCTTGCAGGGATTCTTCTTGTGGAAATGAATTTGTGGCTGCAACAATTGACTGTATAGGCGTATGCATTATTTCTTTACCGTTGTTGAACGTCCGTTCATTTAAGATTGTGAGTAAAGAATTAAGTACAGCAGAGCTACCCCGAAATAGCTCATCTAGGAATGCAATATTTGCACTAGGCAAGTAACCCTCAACGTCTCTTGTATATTCGTCTTTAAGTAGCTTTGATATTGCTACCGGGCCAAACAACTCTGAAGGATCTGTAGTCGGGGATAGTAAATAACCGAAGTACTTACTACCTTCGAATCCACCTGAAACAGCTCTTACTAATTCAGACTTACCAGTACCAGGTAGGCCAAACAAGAACGTGTTCTGTTTTGTTATAACCGAGGCTAGCAAACCATCAATGACTTCTTCTCGTTCTAGAAATGCAGTGTTAAGAGAGCCGCGAAAGTTCTGAAGAGTGGTGAATAGTGTGTCGTTCATGATTGTGTTTGAGGAGTGTTTAATCCGTGGATAACAAAGGGCTTTGGTCTAGGGAGTGGAATCTGTTGCGTTGTAATCCAACACTTATGTGTGAGCAAGTGTTGGATAGAGAGTAATCTTTCGCAGGCATAGTCAACGTTTGTAAAGCTAACGGCCTCGAGTGGATCACTCGTATATTTTTCAATGTCTTGTAGAAACCCTTCGTCGGATGCAATTAAGTAAATAGTTCTCGTCATTAAAAATCTAACTCTTCTGCTGTGCTGGCAGTTAACGTACGTAATTCATCTAACTCCTCGGTCAAACTTATGTTAGTGGAGTGAATAAATTCACTTTGTTGATCAAATAAATTTTGTAAGTGACGTGCACGTTGGTTGTAGACATCCTTCTCGAGTTCTATCTGACCATAAAGGTTATCTAATTGATCCTTAGACTCTGCCTCTCTAATTTTTACAATCAAATCTTTATAAACTCCTGATAAAGACAGAGATTTCTTTAACAGATCAAGACCAGCGGAGGAGTCACGTGTGGCCACAATCCGCTCTAGTTCTCCCCTAATTTCAACCTTCAGTTCTGAGAATTTGTTATATGCTCTGTCTCTAGTTTTGGCGTCTGGCGCCTGTAAGTCAGTGCTCACCTCATTTAATTTCTTTGTTAGCTCACATAAACTTTCAAACCCAGGACAATGAGCTGATATTAACTGCAGATTCTCCGCAGTCATTTGCCACGATCCTCGCCGTTTTAGTCCTCCAGTTTGTCGACCACCTATCTTGCTAGCAATACGCACATCTAGATCATCAAGTAATTCAGCGGCTTTCAAACAAGCGCGATCAGCCGCTCCCGAACGGGCAGCTTCTAATACTTCTGTAGTGTTAGAGACTGATGCCTCCCACATTGTTTTCGAGAACGGATGATCGTCCTTATTGTTTGCAGCATCTAAGAACACAGGATTTGGCCCGAGTACATATACGTTTATAGGATTCTCAAACTGTCGCTTTGTAGGAAACAGAGATAGGTATGCTTCCTTAGCCATGTTGTATGACACAGGATCTTCGTGTTGAAACAAAGGTTCTAAGAAACCCACAACTGTACTGGCCCACTTTTCATATTCCTGCAGCCATAACTCGTTTAGTAATTCATTAAAGTTTGCAGCGTTTTGTCTGATTAAGATAATGCGTTGCATTGCCTCCACAAAATAATCCTCGTGGAGAAAGTGAGTGTCTCCTTGGTGAATTGTGCAGTCGTCGTACAGCTTGCGCTGTTCAATGCGTAGATTACTTAGGAACTCCTTAAGTTTTCCAGATAAGTTGGGTCGTACCGAAACTGATTGTTGTTTTTCAAGAACTTCAATGACTGACTTTTGTAATCTGAGATCATTCAATCTGATCTGTGTGCTCTGACGAACACTGGCGCTGATTTCAACACGCAAGATGAAGATGTTTTTATCCATGGTGATCACTTGATTCGAGAGAATGCGAGGTTGATTTTGTCTGTAACGAAGTCAACTTTGAACGTGAGTTTAAGCTGCTCGAGTAGTTGCTTGCGTTCTAGCTTGGCAAGTTTTAGCTTCTGCTCTATCTGAGCAATCTTATCGTCTAGTTTTTCGAGTTTTGCGTGCGGTGTGGGGGACTTTGTAACCCGAACTATAATGTTTGCGTTGTACTCTGGGAAACGAAAGAGTGACTCAGTGCCTTGAAGCAAGCTGAGATTTACACCTGAGCTCTCTGCCTTTACTACATCGTTTGTTAGGTTACTCCGCGCAGCGTCGTAAGACACGCCAAACGATTCGTTTAGATGAGATAGTGCTATGTCACACTCGTCATACAACTGAGCAGTGAGCCTACCTTGTCGTACAAGATTTTGTAGGGTGAGTTTTGTCATAGGGTTCTGATGTGTGTTGGGGTTTGTGCACCACGTTAAGGGCCTGTGCCGCCCATGTAGAGCAAGATAACATACTGGGCTTCTGCTGTCAACTATTGTGCTTGATATACTTTGGTTATCAATACAGTGTTAAGCACGTTCAATAATTAAGAATAAGTAAACTATTTCTTAACCTAATTTTTGACATTCAATTTTCGTACTCTGTAACCTTTTATAATTTTATAGCCATGTCATTGCTTCCTCGTATAAATGTTTCCCTTCGTCAGTTACAACCAAGATGTTCATTCGCGAATCGTGCGGATGTCTTTCTCTTTTGATCAAGTTCATTCCTCGTTTATTCTTCTGAGTCTTGTGACTTAGTAGGCAACAATTACGAGATATTGAGCTTGAAGACATATTTAGTTTGTCGGGCAAGTCACTCTGCAGAAGCCCATCTTCTGCCTGAGCTATGCTCAGGAACACTAAAAGAGTGTGACATGAGACTTCGCGATTGTTGAACTGAGCAAAAGATTTTAATGCGTTAATCAAATTCATGTGTTGTCAGATGCAGGGATGCGTAACATCAATCTATGTAGTCCGTTTCGAAGATAAACATAGTATCTAATTCGTGCCAGATGGCAGTTTCAATACTTGAGAATAGTGACTCGTCATTTGGAATCGTGCTGTGCTTAAATGCACGAGTGTATCCATTACGAATACCGGTATCTATTGCGTTTTCAAGCACAACACGAGATCTGATCTTCATCTAATTACAGCGTGGGACACGTAAAGTTTAGCTGCTTTCCACAGGATGAGATAACTTCAGTTTGCTCATGTGCGGAGTTCTTGGTGAAAAGGTGTTGTTGGGCCGTAATCGTTCATTAATTCTGGAAAAGCCAGTAATAAACGAAGTTTGTTAGCTGGATCGGCCTGTAATCCCGAAGCACCAATCAATTTAAAGAAACTACCGCCATATTCTGCAGCTGCGGCAAAAGTGTAGTGAATGTCAGATTTAGTCATGGTAAGCGTGTGGGATGGGGTTTGCATAAGGTGTTTGTTGTGTTCCAAACTCTGCAACCGTAAGTGCAGTAGTTGTGAACACTATGAGCAAGGCAATGAAGTTGGCCATAGTTAAGAGTGTGCTTCTTTGTGCTCCCTAAAAGATTTGTGATACAGCTCACGTGCACTTATGACAGGTTCTCCACCATCGTTATCGTACAGATAATGGGGAGTGGGATCCCAATCTATGCAGTCTTTGAGTGCGTCTATAGCAATCTCAACCGCGCTAATCGCGTGGTAATCGGTGAGCTCAATTGGTTTCTTATCCTCTGTTCTGATGAAGTCTTTCATCTCTTCTACCCATTTAGCTAGTGGATCTGCCATTGGTTTGATTTAGATAGGTTTGTGTGTGTGCCCCATGAGGGCGCTCATAAGTTATACAGGGTCACCATGCGTTTAGGTTGTGTTTGTTGCGCATTGTTACGTACACAGTGCTTAAGCTCGTTACCACCTACCTGCACTGTTTCAATTTTGGTTGTGCAATTGTTTTCAACTAGTTTATTTAACACGTTTCGGACTGTATCGCAGCTTGCTAAGCCTAGGACTACACCGATAAAAATTGCAGAAAAAGGAGAAATTAATGATGCCATGGTGATTAGGTTGAGAAGGTTGTTGATCCGCGTGGTAAGTATGCGCGGCCCACTGCTAGTCTTTGTTAGGAAGAGGCTTTAATTCATTAACCTTTTCAGTGCTTCCACACAGAATCACACCTTTGTAAGCAACAGCTAAACCATCGGCGAAACCGATTAAATAACGGTCTACATCTGACTGATTACTAAATAACTTTAAAAGTGAGTGACTTAAACGTTCGCCTTTGTCTGTCTTAATAGTAACTGTAACTTTGTACTTGTTTAACATTAGGTGAATCCAATTAAGTAGAGGGTTTAGCCACGAAGTTAGAAGCGCCGGGGCCATGTACCGGCACAAATATATCTGTTTTAGCGCCGTCGCATAAGTTACATGTTATGCACTGCGCTTGGCTATTATCTAGTGTAGCTGGGCATTGTTTACCACTGAATGCTACAGAGTTCTTCTCAACAACTGCAAAGGTTTTCCAACCATGAGCAGAAGCCTCTATGTAATCCTGTAATCCGTCACATGATGCCATAAATACACCTTTGCACCACTGAGCGAATGATTCTCGCCACTGGTGAGTGTA